CAACGGTCGGCTTAAGAGCCGGCCACTGTCCACCCCCGCTTTATTATGGTCGAGTGGGGTATAACGACCGTCGATGGGTCTTCATCTGCCGAAAGCATAGCCTTAAGCAGACGTTCCCATCCATCAAGAGTAGTCTTACGACTCTTTCGGATTAGTTTAATTCCGAAAACTCTAATGGATTGGGAATGCTGATCCCGTTTTTGACGGATCCGTCCGAAGTTCAGTTGGATCGCGTCAGTCAGCGAGCGGGACCATCGTCCGAGGATTCCTGATGTAGGAGTACAATACGGTAACAAGCCGTATTTTTCCTCTAACATTTCGAAAATCCTTTCCGATGCGATCGTATAGCTCTTATCAGCGAGGTGATTAGCCACACTAACGAAAGCTGCAACCGCAGCACCATCCGACCACCTTCCAGTCCAGAGGGCCTTGAGCCGCGTGGGTGTGACACATTCGCCCCTAAAGGCGTCCATGCCACACGACTCGCGAAAAGACCCCCTAGCGTAGCTCTTCGACACGTTTACCTTTAGGCGAACGAGTTCGAGAGAGTCCACGGCGAATTGCATCCATTCTACGGGCACGACAATGTCGTCCCCGTATACAAAGACGCGTTTCGCGACATCGCACGGAAGAAGATTAGTCCGCCGATGGACGCCAGCAACGATGACTGCAAAGAAGACGAGTGCTTCGACAGGAAAGCATAAAGCTGACCCCATCGGAGCAAACTTCTTCAGTCTCACCGTCCTCCCATCCGGGAGTAAGGTACTGGCGCTCCTTGTACCCTCAAGATAGGGGAGTATTCCGCTAGGTGCGAAGATTCTCCTAACTAACTCAAGGGAAACACGGTCACTCGCGTCTTTCAAGTCAATAGTAGCAAACTCTTTTGTCTTTGAAGACTCTAGGGCAAGCTGCGCATTGACTGACTGATCTGAGAAGTTAATCTGGCCACCTGTCATCCGATTGGATTCAAGATGGCGAACCAACTTCCGTCCTAACCCCTGTTGAACGTACTGGTATTCCAGAGGTTCACAAGAGATAAGACGGGGGCCGCGCGAATCTTTCGGTACGAGTACGACCTTGGCTCGCCCCTCATCGAGGCGTTCCAAATGCCGGTACCATCCTATTCGATCCAGGAGCTCATCTCCACCCCCTACGACGAAGTATTCGTAATAGGGGTACACCTGATGAATAGGTCTGTAGAGGCGGGAAAACTCCCACTTTTCCTCAAGACGTTCACCAGTTGCAACCGCTCCGGGACCATGTCGTGGTTGGATATCCTTAGGATCGAAACCCTTAAGGATACCACGAACGATGTAACTAGCGGCGGCGATCAAGCCGTCACTCTCTTCATCACTCGCAAGCTCAAGTTCGTTCTCGGCTTGAAGGAAGGCCCCAACAACGCGGGCCTCCTCTTTCGGCAAGTACGGCACGGAGAGCTTATACAACACGAAACATACCTGCCGAACGTGTTTTACGACGTTAACAGGTACGTTGTCCCGGATTCGACCACAGTCATCAAAAATCACGTTAAAGTACGCCTGCATAAAAGCGGGTATACTACCGTTACCATGAGAGCTTTTGAACTCTTGTGGAACGGAGAACGTGAACGTCTCCAGAGCCCCATCCAATGCTTTTCCCAATTTGGGGAGGGTCTTGGTGAGGAAAGAGAGCCCTTCGTTGCTAGTCCGTTCCTTTATGGTTCGGATGTCGCGGCGGAGGTTTTTTGATGTTGTGATGCCAGCAGGGTCCTGACTAAGAAGGTCGCAGACAAGACTGACGTAGACGTCATATTGGCTATTCTGGGAACCCATTTAGGGCCATCCTCCAATAGTCCAACATTCAGGCGTAGACAGTTAAGTCGACAAAACCAGCAGCCAATCAGGTGAGGCACCGGACCCAGGGGGCCCATAGCCATCCCTAATTCTCTCCGATCAGCAGTCCATCAAGGATTGTAGTCCCAGCGAACCCAGATCCGGAGAAACCACCGTCAGAGATAAAATCCGTGCAATAGGCCACGAGATCTTTGACCTCAGCAGTAGTGATCGTCGACCGGGGGACCGCAATCGTCAAATTGACGACGCAAACCTTCGGAAGACCATTACCGTCATTTTTGGTTAGCGAGAGCTGAACCAGGTGACGATCGACCGCAGCCGCGCCCTTGCCCGAGACGGTATGCTTTACCGCCAAGAGTTTCGGTTCCGCGAGTGTAGTCGTTGAAGCAATTCGAGTTGATTCCCCAGCGGACTGGGAAATCAGTTTAAAAGTTGCTTCGGTGCCAGTTGCCCCATCGAGGGCGATGTCGCCGCTGAACATTGGGATGCCTCATCTTTCATATATAAGCTCGCTAATGGCCCCTCGTTGACGTGAGGAGTGCCGTGAGAGCCAACTGCTGGTTGGGAGAGAAACTCGTCCTGATCAAATCGGTCAACACGAGTGGAAGACCTAGCGACCTGCGATAACGAGACAGATGCACTCTAGCCAAAGGAACGTTGTCTGACGTACCCCCTGACCAATGGTTGTCCTGATCGATCTGGATGCTTGCATCCATTTTTACGGAGTGACAGACATCATAAAGCTGCCATTCCGCTGCTGGCTTAATTTGGGCCAGTCGATCAAGTAACCCAGACACGTTGAAAACCCAATCCACGAGGAACGAGAATGGCATATTCTGCCAAATCGCTTTTAGAGGGTTGTTCGTGCCCAGTGCAGATGTCACAGCCTGGAAGAGACTTAGATCGGAATCAAGAAAAGGGATCCGGTGGAGCAAGGTTGCTCGAGCCGAAAACATAAGCTTGACTTCGACACAAGTGACAAGTAATCCCCACGACCCATTCCGGAACATGTATCGAAAGGGCGCCGGCATAGCAACCGGCAACGCTTCTCGATAGTATAACGGAGTAGGCTTACCATACGTGCGTCGCAGCCAATCAAGGCGAGCTTTGCATGTAGCCAGTAAATTGGACAGATAACCAATGTCCGAAAACAACTGGTCCCTACCCCACTTCTGGCCTAGGTAAAAGGAAGACAAGTCTTTGGGAAAATCCCCCGTAAATGACGGCATTAATTTGCGCCAGTCACGGAGGCCTTCGACAAACTCCAATGGAGCAAAATTCGAAGGGAATACGGTCGAGAACGAGTTAAATGCGTTCAAGATCTGATTCTGGATCCCAGACTCCTCAGGCAAATCAAGGTAGTAATCGAACATATGCAGCCCCATAGGGACTGGATACGGACCGTGCAAGTGAAGGGGGATACCCTCCGTCACAAAGTCTTGATATGGCAGCGCAGTTCCTTCCACCTTCCATGAGACGTGAGAGCAAGGACGAACGGTAGCACGGCCGACAGTGTCGGTCATACTCTCGTAAGAAGTCACGCTTTCCACTTTCCCAGAGATAGGATAGTTGGAGTAGGGCGGCCAGTCAAAAACCCAATCGGTCAGTGTTAAATCTGCCCGGGTTCGGGTTCTCGGTTTTGGTATCATTCGATTACGCCTTTCGCATAGTCAGGTGCTGCTTTAAACACAACACCGAGGGGAGCTCCCAAG